ACCACGGATAGCAGAAGCAGAGGTAGCAGCAGCAATAATTCTAGAACCGTTTTCCAGTTCTATGCTCATTTTGTTCCATTCCTTAATACCTTGTTGTAGCCACTTCGGAAGGTATTCGTATGCAACTTTTAATCTATCCATGTGCAACTTTGCTACGGTTTGTTTATTTGCAAGAATAGCAACATTGCTGGTAGGATTAAAAAGAATATACCAAAGAATATAAGCAACCAGAGTAGTTGACTTACCACATTGACGAGGCATTTTGCCTATCGTAAATCTATTTTCATTAATAGTTTCAACAAACAGTTCTTGGAAATCAAACATATTAAAATTGATAAGTCCTTTGTCCAGACTTACAATCTTGACATAGTTTTTAATAAAGTAAATCGGATCTTGGGAGCACTTAACATATTCTTCTACTTGTTCGGGAGTAAAAGAAACGTTTACATTTGCTCGTTTAAGATTTGGATTTCCAAGATATGTTTTTTCTTTATTCTGCATCTATAATATCGCCATTATTTTCTAACTTCTCAATTTCTTTTATTTTTCCACGAAGCAGTTTTTGCAGATCTGCCGTACTACCGACAAATATAGAATTGTTGGTAGTTACAGAATTGGGAGTATTAGTTTGAGGTTCTCCCTTAATAACCTTCATTTTGTTGTGCATATCCAACAGATCTTTATTTGTTTCAGCAACAGTTTTAATTAATTGTGCAAGAACTTCATATGCTCTTGGTTGTTCTGTTTCTGATGCTAAATTAAGAATACCATCTATAGCAGATGTACCTTTGTTTATTAGTTCTTTTAAATTATCCCTTACCGTGAGATAATCTTTATCCAGATCGTCCTTTTGAACAGTAATTTCTGTTGCTTTGCGTAATTGTGGGACTTCTGGTTGCGGGGTTGGTTCTATATTAAATTGTTTTTCCAGTTCATCAAATGACATAATGTATCCATTAATATTCTGTGATTGTTTCTTTTATATCGTAGTCATCACTTGGAACTACTTGTACTCCAGACTTTAATTCGATTTTATCGCCATTAGTATCTAGGACATAATCATCATTGGTGTCCTTTAAATATACTACTGGTTCTATATGAATATTTACTAATTTCTTTGCCATATTAATCCAAATTAAAAAGATTAACGTCGATAGTTTTGATAAGTCCTGCTTCTCTTACTGGTCCATAGTAATAAGTTCTAGCGACAAATTGCAATTCAAATATAATAGATCTTTGGTTGTCGTCTTTAAAAGAACCTTCGAATTGCTGATCAGTATTGGTGCTAACCAATGTAATCGGAATATCTAGTTTTTCGTAACCATCACTCAATACACTTGGTTTAATTGTTATTGTGAATTCTGGTGTAAAGAATGGGAATATTTGTTCAATAATTTTTAAACCATCATCCATAGTACGGCTATAAATGAATAAAGAAAATGTTAATTTATATGGTACTTCATTAAAGTGATAATTAATAATAACATCACCATTTGTTTGTACCTTTTCTGCTCGTCTCTTTGTTGAACTGTTTAATTTTCTTTCCGTATCGTATTCCAATCCCGTCATCATAAATGACATTCTTGGTATTCCGAGAGCAGTAGCATATGCAACAGGATCATCCAATTCCAAATTTAAACGCTCCATCATTCTTTCTTTTGGAGCATATGTTAATGGAACTTTTATTTTCTTGTAAGTATTGCCGGAACCACGTTCTATGTAAATGTTATTAAACAGCGTACCGAAAGCCGCTGTTATCTTTTTTGTAATACCATGATAGAAAGTAGTAAACATTAATACTTATTCTCCGAGAATGGATCAATTTCAGTAAAGTCAATCAAATCTCTTGTACCAGATTGTAGTATATCATTATCGCTTTGTTGTTTTGTATCTTGAATAGATGTGATGGTCTCGTCTATGATTCCATCGGAATTATAATCCATTTGTTGTGTAACAGTTTGCGTCATATTTGTTTGTATAGAGTCTATTTCGGATATGCCTGTATTCAAGTTTTCGTAAGAGTACTTGAAGAGTTCGCATTCTAATTTATATGTGTATAGTTTTCCAAATTGATAAAATACTTCTTTGTTATCTACATATTTAATTTCAAATAATCCCTTTGAGAATGGATGAAAAATTAAATCACCTTCCATTGGATTGCTTATTTGAACTGGACGATCTGCCATTACTTCAAATTTTGCTGCTTCTCTTTGGAATCTTCTTTTCGAAACAACTAAACTTAATGTATCTCTTATTTCTAAACCAAACTTTGAAATAATTTCGCGCTCTCCAGAAAACCCAGAGTAGTTGTCCATAAACATTTCTATTTGAATTGCATCTTTAAAATAAGAAGTAGAATCTTCACCAAACAACTGATCTAAATTTGCAAATCTACGAGGAATGTAATAGACATTTATTCCATTAATTTTAATGGACTCCTCAATAAGATCTTCCATGAGATCTTGTTGGGGTTTATAGGCGTAATTATTGAAGTGTGGATTTAAAGCCATTTTATCCTATAAATCCTTGTGGTGGGAGTTCGTATTTGGCTTGAATTTCGTTTTCTATTTTTTCAACTTCCGCTTTTGCTTCAGATGCCATGTTAGCACCATTAAATGAAACACCACCGGGTAAACTCATACCGCTAAACTTCGATAAATTCAATCCCCATTGTTGCTTAATTAAAGCTGTCAAGTACATCTTTAATAAACGATCATTATAGATTTCTGGATACAACGAAGGATCAAGAATTTTATATGCCTCAAATACCAAGTAATCACCCTTAGTCATTTTTTCTGACCAATTTGTTTCCACATAAATTCTGTTTGTAACACGGCTAAACTCAATCATCTTTTCGGGGGTCAACATATCCTGAAGCATTTGCATATGACTTCTTGTTATGTTATAACCAATTAATGAGTCACCATATGTGTTGGTTCTTAATCCATATAAGTCATTTAAAGCGATTTGATACTTTGCATCAAACATACCCAAACCACCCAGAGTATCAAATAATTGAAAGCAACGAATTACACTAATTATTGAATTTCCATCTGGGTCTAATGCGGGTGCTGCTTTAATTTCTATACCATCGTCTGTTGCAGCCAAAGTTGGTTGGGTTAAATCTATATAACCCCGCTCTATGTCTTGCTGAGTGACTTGTTTTCTTAAATAAACTCTCTCTACACCATCAAAATGGTATTCGGCAAAAAACTGTAAAGCATCGTCTACACGATCCTCTATTTGCGAATCATCCACGTTGATTTGTACAACAGGATAACCGAGTCGTCTTAGACAATAATCTTTAAGTTGTTCCCTTGTTGAAGGTTTTGCCATATGTAAAATCTCCTTGGTTCTACATTATTTATAAAACCAAGGAGATCCTTTTTTGTAAATGTTGTTTACTTAATCTTTAAACAAATATTGAATTTTTGCTAAATCGGTTACAGAAAGTTTTATAGAATCACCCAAAATATCTACATTAAGTGGTTCCCATGTTACTTCTATCTCGTCATTTAAGAATTCACTAAATTCTTTTATAAATGCCTCTTTGTTTTGTTCAGACACGGTATTACCGTCTTCAGAATATTGTTTAACTAGTTTTAATCTTTGATCTTCTACTAGTTTCACTTCAGCATTTAAAGCATTTAGCAATTTCATTAATTTAAATGAAATTTTGGTTGGAAGTGGTTCTTCTACTAATTTGTTTAAAACTGAAACAGATCCATAAATGTCAATCAATCTAACTTTCATAATATCTCCTTATTGCATTTCTATGCTTATTATATAGACAAGTAAATAAAAGTCAAGAAATAGTAGTTTGTGGTTTATAATATTTGGTTAAGAATTTGCTATATGTCATTGATGGTAATCTTAATCTCATAAAGGTATAACGTGCAACAGGAACACTACTGGAAATAAACTTATAATTATAAAGTAATGTTTTTTGTTCCCTCGTTTGTTGTGATGAAGAAGTAGTACTTGTTACTACACCAGTTCCACCCTGATCTACTGGTATCAATTGATTAGTCCATAATATATCAACAAATCCACAACCATTTACATTTGTACCAGTAACTACATCTATACCATTTTGTACTGTACTATCGATTACTAATTCTGCATATGCAGGATGTGGAAAATGTCTAATTGCGTCTACTTCTGTGGGAGTCGCAATTCCTGTTTGATATTTCAAACCTATCATATTTTTGCAAGAAAATTGTACTGGATAAAACTGTATACCTTTTAGTATTTTTCTTAAATTTTCTAATCGGAATGCATCATTTTTATTTGCTATAGAAGTCGCACAGTTTTCTGCATTAAATTCTAATTCCAATACAATATAATGAGTTGATTGTTCTGTTGGATATCCAGACATACTCCACCATATCAAAGGATATTGTCCAAGAGAAGAGGCACCAGATACTGTAGAAATGCCTATTGGTGCTGCGGGATAAAATGAAAGTTGTGGTGCTGGACCAAATGGATTAGCATCAAATCTGTTTTCTTCATAATAAAAAGATGAAGATGATAGATAAACTCTTTCAAAATTTTCTAAAGGTAATCCATTTTTAATATTTAAACCCATGAACCCACTAATAGCTCTCCAAACAGAAAGTTCTTCTGTCGTTAGTGTGCTACCCGAATCATCACCAAACAAATCTGGTCCAGCATTTATAAATGAATCTATATTAGAATTGCTAGAATTCACGGCAAACATTTTTACTATTTTTGATTTTAATGCAGGATCTAGCGTAACATACGCAGGAAGAGTATAACGAATAACTGCACTAGAGGAAGAACCCTGAATTTCTGGTCCAAGAACGGCTCCAGTACCAATACTGTCAAAGAAATCTAATTTTGTACTAGGAGGAGTTAAAGAATTGATTGGTGGTATTTGATATATGTGTCTGCACATATCATTTGTGTTTGGGGTAGAAGATTCTACTGGTCCATAAAAACAACTAGTACAGCAATCTTGTGGTTTTGCAGATGATAATACTTCAGGTATAGTGTTTCCTGTTGCACCGTTTTCATAATAAAGAATCCAAGAATATGGATTAATTCCTTCCCAATCGGTTTGATCGTAACCACCAACAAATAGTCTACAATCATCTCCAGTACCATTATTTACTGTTGGGAAAGTGCTACCATTTGGTGGTAGAAAAACATCACCAGTAATACAAGGATCTATGTTTATGCCAGATGGGATAATGGATTCAAAAAATCTTTGAGATCCACCAGAACCCCAATTCCAACATGAACCAAATGCCCAACGTTCAAAAAATTCTTGAGTAAATATACCACCGCAATACTCTTGCCCACATAAACTATTATGACTAAACCCTTGACCACCGGGTTGTAAATCTGGAACATTTAATAACACAGGCCTGTTATAAAACGGGTAAATTGTACTACTTCTGGTACTAGGGACTGTATCTGGGGCAAATCGAGAATCATATGCACCAAAAGGAACCAAAACCTGTGATGTTTCTGGATTTGTGTAATTTACACCATGAGTGGTCCATTGAATTTGAGGCATATTCATAATAGAAAATACCGTGCTTCGTTTGTTGTATGTTTTATAATCCACTATAATGTAGCCCGGAAGCACAGGATAATTATTTAAATTTCCATAACCTGTAATTGGTTGTCCATCAATAGAAGTTCCCAATAACGTTTCTGCCATAAGAGTTGGAAAAAGCGAAGTAATAGAAAAATCCGTTATGCACCATTCACAAAAACTACTATCTAAATTTTGTTCAAGAGTATTATAATAAGTGGTTTGTGTTTCTAAATTTTCACTATTTGTTTTTAAAATGTCATATTTTATTGATACTTTTGACCAATAATCTTTTTGTATATTGATTGAGGGTGTATTTGTTCCATTTTGGACGGTACTGCTAATTTGAGGATAATTAGCATATGATTGTCCCAAAGACAATGTGAAAATGGTATTCCCCGTACCACTACCACCCACAGTAAAATAGTAAACACTACCAGCAGTGCAACTTGGACATAAATCAGGAACAACTACAGTGGTATTATCAAAAACTAATATAGGATTACCGCTACCATCGCGGACATATATTTTTGAAATTTCTTGAGGATTTCCAGAACTATCTCTGACAAATATTCTAGATATTTCTCTTGGTGTATTTCCACTATCTCTTACAAACATAATATTATGGCTTTCTTATGAGAATAATTTGACCTGGAGGACCTGGAGGCCATGCAGCAGGATTTGTGGTATCCGTATCACTTGGAACGACTAAGTAAAGTGGTCCTTTTGTCGATGCTGTTATACTACTGGTATAATTTGTAGTATTGTATGTGGTAGAACCACTATAGAGGAGTGCTTTGGATACAGCACTTAAATCAAAATCGTACTGTCCATCTCCATTTACTATACCGATAGTATTTAGCATGGTGGGTTGACCGCGCGCAACTCCACCCACTTGCCAAGCCTGTATAGGATCTGTACCAATACTTGCTACAGTATTGGAACTGGCACTATCAACGGCGTCGTGTGTTGAACTGTGCGAAGATACAGTTAAACCTACTATCGTAGCATTTGCAAAATCAATTGTTCTTGTAGAGCCACTAACTACACCAAAATCAACATCTGTATCAAATACTACTTTTTTATTTGCTCCTGTTCCAGTTGTGGTTATTCTTACTTCACCATCTTGATCTTCATCTGTGAAAAGTAGTTGAGTTATCGGTGTTGCACCAAAACGCAACATGAATGAAGAACCGCTGTGCATTATAAAATTTGTACTACTAACTGTACCGCTTGTATTTGTTGATGACAGAATACATTCTCCAACAGCACCAAATTTAAATGTATTAGAAGTACCTCTTAAAACTTTAGCATTCAAGTTTACAGCAGTACCAGTTCCTTCTAAATGTATGGTGCCAGTTGCACTTAAACGAATTGCATCACCAACAAAAGTCAAATTACCTTGAGTTGTTGAACCGGCTGAAAGATTTCTAACATTTAAGGTATACCCACCCGCATACATGTATTGAGTTGCATTACCAGAATCTGCTTTTATGCTTTGTCCTGTAACTGGAGAAGTTACTGTGGCAAAAGTAGAAAGTGAACTATTAATTAGAGGTAATTGTAGT